CACTATTATCTGTAAAGTTACCCCTTCCTCCAAAAATATCACTTCCAAGTGTAGCATTTGTCATATCGCATACTATACCTCCTTGAGCATCTGTTGTAGCTTTATGGTCAAGTATTCCATCACCCATTCTCCACCAACCTTTTAAATTAGACCGAGCAATACCTTCATTGTGATTATAAGGTTCTCTATCGTTATAAATTGTTTTTACTTGTGATTGAGTCATGTAGCAATCATAAGCAAACATACTAGACATTTTGCACCATACTAAAAAATTGTTAGACCCACCTGTTTGATAAGCTGCATTTATTCTATTAAATGAAAATTTAGTGTGTTCTAATTTATCACTATTATCACCACCGCCATCAATAGAAGTTGTTGAGTTTACTGTAATTGTTCCTACTAATTTTCCATTAGCATAACAACTAATACTTGTATCGTTTGCAGTAAAAACTAAATGTGTCCATTTGTTTGTTGGAATATTACTAGTAGCGCCAAAACTATAATATTCTCCGTCTTCTTCTCTATAAAATATATGGTTATCTGCCCTGTTTAATCCAAAGTTTTTAGTTGTAGAACCTGCACCAAACAGCCAATCATAAGTATCTAAACCTAAATATTTTATCCAACAACCTACTGTATAAGTTGTAGCATTTGTAAAAACGTTAGATGATAATGATAAATAATCATTACTACCATCAAAGTTCAAACAAAATTCATCTTTAAATTTATCACTACCCATAGTAGTTATTCGTCTACTGTTAAACATTAGTCTTTTACTATTCCGATTCTAGCTCTTAAAGAAGTAGTAGCTGACGGTGTATAATTTCCACCACTTCTATTTATAGCCATTACATAGATACTTGTGCTATCTGAAGGCGCTTTTACTACCATTCCAACGTTATGTTTACAAGCCATTTCATTTTCACTTGGTTGATAAGTAGACCAATTAGATATAGTTGTTGAACCTAATGCTTTTAAAAGACCAGAATCTGAAATGTTTAATGCTGAACCTTCATCTCCTGAAAAATTTGTTGCATCTTCAATAAATACAAGTTCTATAGCAGGTGATTCTACACTGTTATCTAAATTAAATAAAGTTATTGATTGTATTATTGCTGAACCACCTTTTACTGCAACAGCATTTGGAATTTCTATTGATAATGAAATTGATTCGTTATCTGATATAGTTTCAGCATCTGTGGTTAATGTAATATCGATTAAATCGACATCCATTTTGTTTAGTTTTTCTTGTACCGTATACTTATGTATTCTTGTTTCTGCCATATTTACCTCCTGCCCTAAGCTCTGGCTGAGCGTGAATGGGCTTGTTTATTGTTATCTAATCGCGTGTTGACCAGGAATAATTACTCTTGGTCCTTTAATTCTTGAGTTATTGTGTTTCTCTACCATTTTTCTAAATTCTTTCATCATATATTCTTTTACTTCTAAATTACCAACATCTTCTGCTACTTTTGCTTTAACATAATAAACTAATGCTTTTGTTAAATAAGTTGGTAAATCTACTTTACTTTCTTCATCTATTATACTATTAGCATTAGATGTTGCATAAAGTATTTCTAATCCATTTGCAACAGTAGTTTGAATTGATTTCCAAAGTTGTCTTTGAACTCCAGGTCCAAAATCTTTATTATCTACATCATTACTAAATGAAGTATCTTTTTCAACTATAGCAAGTTTATTGCCTTTTAAATAATAACCGTATTGTCTAATATCAGATGCCATTAAATTCCGTCCTCATCTTTTGTTAAAGGTTCATTAACTAATCTAGGAATGCTTCTATATTCACCTTTTGAATTTAAATGATTTTTAGCTCTTATATCTAAAACTTGAATCATATCTTCAGGTAAATCATAGAATCTTTTATCCGTAACAATATCTTTTCTAATAGTTTTAAAATTAGTTTCAGATATAATATTTAATTCTTCTAAACCGTCTTTAATATAAGCAAGAGCTCTACCTGTTGGTAGAGACTCAGCGCCTATTCTTTCTATAAGTTCTTTAACCTTCATGATTAAACATCGTGCATAATTGCAGCTATAATACAATGAACTGTACTGTCGCCTGCACCATTAGCATAACCTAATCCTGAAGCAGTACCATCTACAGTAATAGCATAGACATCTGCTTGTGTTGTAGCGCTTGGAAATTTAGCTACCCACATTTCTCCAGGACCTATTAAAACTCCTTCAGCTTCACCAACTGCCGCATTATCTCCATCTAAAGAAACTACGATAGCTTCACTAGAAGATGTGCTTCCATCAGTTGTACCTGTATTTTTAATGCATAACCATCTATATACATCACTAGCAGCAACTGTTGCAGGCGCTCCTGTATTAGTATTTTCATCTATATATACATCACTTGTAGTTAAAAGAGGTTCTGAATTAACGCCTATTTTTCTTTCCACATAAACCCATTTTTCACTAGCATCGGCTGGAGTATATTCTAAGCCTCCAGACATATGAGCTTTTAAACTGTCCTTTAATACCGAAGCACTTATTGAACTATTGGCTTTGTCTGCCATAATTATCTCCTTCTATTTTCTTGTTGTGGTTGAGCAGGTTGAGGCATTTTTTTCATTTGAATATTATTAACAAATTGCCCTATTAATGCTTGATATTGACCTACCCACCATTGATATTTTTGTGTTAATTTTCCTATATCTGCTTGAAAAACAGCTATATCAGATTGATTTCTTTGTATTTCTAAAGCCATTTTATTGTCAGCATTTTTAAATGCAGTTTGCATTTTAGATTGATACTCTAAAACTTCTTGGTCAACTTTTTGTTTATATTGTATAGCCTGTCTTTCAAATTCTTTAGTATATTCAAAAGTTTCTCTTTGAAATATAGAATCAAATTCTTTTATTCTTTTTTGAAATTCACTTTGATATTCTACTTTATCTTCGTCCCATTCTTGTTCAAATTCTGCCTGTTGTCTTGCAAAATCATTTTGATATACTATTTTTTGTTCTTCCCATTCTTGGTCAAACTCTGCTTTTGCTTTATTAAATTTTTTATCAAATTCTTGTAAAGCTATTTGAAAATCTTTATCAAATTGCTCTTTATTTTTAGCAAATTCTGTTTCATATTCAAGTTTAGCTTCTTCAAATTGTTTTTCAAAATCATCCATAGCATCTTGATACTGTTCTTTTGTTACTTCTAAATTTTTATCAAATCTTTCAATTTCTTTACTTACTATTTCTAATTCTTTATCTGCTAATTCTATATCTTCTAAATCTAATTTAGCTCTTACTAAATTTAAATTAAAGTCTAAACCAGGTAATGTTATATTTGGAAATTCAGGCATAACAAAAGTAGGTACAGATATAGACATATCAGCTATAGCAGGTGCAAAATTCATTTTAGGAGCACTGTCAAAAGTTGGTAAAGTAAAACTTGTAGTAGTAGAAAAACTAGGCGTTACTAATGCTGGAGTAGTAAAATTAGGTAAAACAAAAAATGTTCCAAGAGTAGGAGTTGAAAAATTAATTTCTTCAATATCTTCAAAAGCGTATGCCAAATCAGGTATTTTTAAACTGTCTAAAGAATTATGAACATCACCTGCTTTAGCCATACAAACCATTGCTGCAGCATACAATGCAACTAAATGTTCATATTCATCAGGAAAATTTGCTATTCCTGTACTATTATGGTCTAATTCACTTCCATCAAGTGGTGCAGATTCAGTATTTGCATATCCAACTTGACTTACTACACCTGCTGAATTAGAATCAGATGGTGATGGTACAATATATATTAAACCACCATTAAGATAATAACCAGGATTATTTGCAGACCTATAATGAAGACTATCAACATCAGTTGCTAAATATCTATGTTTTGCATCAATTAACTCACAAGGCCTTACAGTCGCTGTATCACCATCTCTTCTAACTACATCTAATATAGCTCCTGTTAAAGTAACTCCACTATTATTAGAATCTATACTTTGTATAGAAAATTTTTGTGCTTCAGCAGGATTAACTCCTATAATACCATTAACTGTGCATTTTACTCCATCTAAAATAAATGTAGTTACATCGTCTTGTTCAGGAACACTACTATTTGATATAGTAAAACTTGTTAATGCTTCTATTCTTTCTCTAAATTTCTGAGCCATTAAGCACTCGCTATAAATACTTCAACTTTTACTGCATTACTGCTAGGGTCAACTATAATACTTTCTAAATCTACTAATGTAGTTATAATAGTAGCATTAGCATCACTTACTTGAATACCATCATGTGGTGTTCCCATTACAAAAGAACGACCTGCTTCCAGTAAAATAGTACTAGAAAAATCTGCAGCGCCATCTTCATCATTAGAAATTTGTAATGATAAATTTATTGAATTACTTCCATCTAAATTTGTAATTCTAATATATTTAGCGTCAGCAAGAGCAATAGCTCCATCTGACGTATTTTCACCAGCTTGAAAATTTGCTACTGTAGTATCTACACTTGCAGGACATGTTACAATTCTTTTATATACATCATTAATAGATGCAATACTTAAAGTGTTAGTGCTTCCTTGTTCAGAGCCATTTAAAGTTAAACTTTCAGTGTGTGTCACTGTTAATGTTGCCATTTTTACTCCTTAAATTAAGGGCTCACCCTCCACTCGGAGAAACAACCAAATGGAGGGGTCACCCATTATTATTTGTTGATATTAACCAGCTTGAGTTACAGTTAATTTATCAGCAGCTTCAGTTATACCTAAAGCATACCAATAAACACCGTCACATTCTAAAGAAACTCTAGCACCTGTACCAGCATCAGAAGCAACAAACGTAATTGTATCACCTGCTGTATTAGAAGAAGCTGCATCACCTGCATCTTCAGCCTCAACTGCAAAGCCTTTAATTATGTTTGATGAACCTGCTGTAACAATAGTACAAGCATTACTAGTATCTGTTACAATGAAATCAAACTTTAACCCTAACTCTGGAGCAGGTAAAGTAATATCAACTCCTGTAGCACCACCATCAACAAAAAATAGTTTACCACTATCAGATTTGCTTATTGTAGTATCTACATGTAGGATTTCTCTTGCACCAACAACGTTATCAAGCGCGTTGTCAAAAGAATTAGAACCATACATTGGATTAGCCATGATTTACCTCCTAAGTCCAGATAGCATGAGATTCGGCCATTGACCATTCCATGCCTGCTTCAGTTAGAATTAAATCTACTCTACGGTCGACACCTGAGTTCTCTAAAGTTTGAACTCCTACGTAGACTGAAGTGTCTCTATTAACACCATTACCAACTAATGGTCTGTATGCACAATTCTTAAGATTAATTCCTAAGATTTTTACATTTGTACCATCTAAGTGAATATTACGCGCAACATTCATATCACCATAAGGTGTTGAGAATGTAGTAATATCTACACCAAACACTTTCTTTTTGCCTGTTAAAGCAAAATCAGCAGTGTACATAGCAGCGTTGCTATCAATACCGATTTTAAGATTTTGTTTCATGTAGCCACCTAATTTATGCATCCAGTTATACACTTCTGTATTTACAAAAAATACA